TTCGTTTCTAATCCATCTACACAAGGAGCTTTTATGAATCCAATTTCTTTAAACGAAGGAAAAACACAAGCAGGAAAATACGATAGATTAGATTCTATTATTAACAACATATTAAGAGCATAATGGAAAGAGATTTTAACATACATAACTGGCAAGCAGAATATGCTAAAGGGCAGGTAACCGAAGCAGTTAACTTATCTAAGGAACAGAAAATTGTAGAAGCTTTCTTAAAAAAAATTGCAAAAGAATTTGACTATTCAATAGAAGATGCAGCAAAATTTGTAAAGCAGACTATTTCTAAAATGAACTTATAATAATACACCCATCCATAAAAGAAGGTAAAAATGGAAGATTTTAACTTAAAAAAATTCTTAGTAGAAAATAAGTTGACTATTAATTCAAGAGTTATAAATGAGGAAGGTATTTTCGGAGATACAGCATTTGCAGATAAAAATGATCCACCACAATATGCAAAAGCTCAAGGAAAAGAACCAGGATCAGAACCAGATACTAAAGAGGAAAAGAGATTACTTGATGCATTGGAAAGCTGGTTAGAAGCATCATGGCAAGGAGATGGTGAAGTAATTAAAGGTTATAAAAAGTTAATGCCTCAACTAAAGCAAGAATATCCACAAATATTTGCACCTTTAAAACCAAATGGAACAGTTGTTTATAGAGGTCTATCAACTGTTAATGAGTATTTAGAAACACTAATAGAAAACTCAAGTCCATCGGATTGGAAACAAGTAGAAGAAGGTTGGTGGATATATAAAAAACCAGTTAAACCTAGATCTACAAGTGACTTGCAAAGTTACACGTATGACCTAGAAAGAGCAAAGCTATTTGGAGAAAATAATGCAATACTTATAACAAAACAAGATAATAGTTTTTTCATGAACAGTGAAGTATACAACCCTGTAGAGCAAGAAGTTTTACACTTTGGACGTGTATACGAATACCCAGTGTACTTAATGATAGCAGATTACCTGTATGAAGATGTTGGTGATGAAGATATGGCTAAATACAGAGAATGGCTACAAAGTAATAAAGAAAAATTCCAAACTCCAAAGAAATAATAGATTTTTTTATGTTTTGGAAAATGTGATATATTTATTACTGAATATATCGTGAGTATATACGGTATCTACTATAAGTAAAAATACTATTACGCTTCCAACTACTACAATAAGCGTACGACAAAATCACAAAACAAAATGTCAACAAACAAAGATTTATTAAAACAAGCTATCGCTGAAGCTAAAACTATTCGTGAAGCTGCAATTGCAAATGCTAAAGAAGCTTTAGAAGAATCACTTACTCCGCATTTAAAAGAAATGCTTGCACAAAAACTGCAAGAAATGGAAAATGAAGATGAAGAAGTAATGGATGAAACAATCGAACGTCAAAACGGTACTGAGACTAAAGACGGAACAACTAAAGGAGATCACGGTAACGAAGTAGGTATTAATGTTTACGAAGCTAAAGAAGAAGAGGAAGTAGAAGAGCCAGAAGAAGACGAAGAAGAACCAGCTGAAGAAGATAGTGAAGAAAACGAAGAAGATCTTAACATCGAAGATATGTCAGTTGAAGATCTAAAAGATCTAATCAGAAATATCGTAGCACAAGAAACTGGACACGATGAAGAATCTGAAATGAATCAAACAGATGAACCAGCCCATGATGATATGACAGGTATGGAAGATGGAGAAGAAGAAATCGACATCAATGAAATACTAGCAGAAATCGGAATGGAAGATGAAAATATGTATGAGGAAATGGAAGATGAAAACACAGGTAACGAAATGGAAGAAGGACTTGGAGGATTAGATAAACCAAGAGAGATCCCAGGAAAACCAACTCACAGTTATTCTCGTAAACCAGGTTCAAAGAGAGATGATTTAGTAGGTATAAAAGGAGACGGATATACTAAAGAATTAGAAGAAGCTCTTGATACAGTAGCACACTTAAGATCACAGTTACAGGAAGTTAATTTATTAAATGCAAAATTACTTTATGTAAATAAAGTTTTCAGAGCAAATAACTTAACAGAAGGACAAAAAGTAAATGTTGTAGCAGCTTTCGATAAAGCAGAAACAGTTAAAGAAGTTAAATTAGTTTTTGAAACAGTTTCTAAAAACGTAGTTGCTAAACCAGCAATAAAAGAGCATAGATCATTTGCTTCAAAACCTGCAGGTTCAACTCAGAAACAAGTTATCAACGAAGTTTCAGAAGCGGTAAATAGAATGCAAATTCTAGCAGGTATTAAACCAAGACAATATTAATTAACAAAAAACAATTAAAACCAAAAATGGAATTAAATCAATTATTAGAAAGCTCTAATAACTACAAAACGCTACAAGCAGATGCTATGCGTTTATCAGGTAAATGGGCTAAATCTGGTTTACTAGAGGGGATCTCTAATGTAAATGACAGAAACACAATGGCTATGATTCTTGAGAATCAAGCAAAACAAATCGTAGCTGAGGCATCTCAGACAGGAAACGGTTCAATCGGAACATCTTCAACAGGTGCTGAACAATGGGCAGGAGTAGCTTTACCATTAGTACGTAAAGTATTTGCTCAAATCTCTGCAAAAGATTTCTTATCTGTTCAACCAATGAACTTACCATCAGGTCTTGTATTTTACTTAGACTTTAAATATGGTACAGCAGCAAATGGATTTGCAACAGGATCAAACATGTACGGTAATGTATCTACAGCTAACTCTAAAATTGGAGTAGATGTTGACGTAAATGGAGGTTTATATGGAGCTGGTAGATTTGGATATTCAATCAACCAATATACTCAATCAATTGCATTAACTCAAACAGCATCATTATCAACTTCTGCTTCTATAGGATATGATGATTCAATTAACGGAGCTACTTTCAGATTAGTAAGTGTACCAACTGCAAGTTTATCAGGATCTGATTTAGAAGCTGTTAGATCATTTGTATTATATTCAGGATCATTTAATACTGTAGGAAACATTACAGGATATCCACAATTTACTTTTGTATCAGGGGGTAACGTAAACTTCGTAATTACAGGTAGTGCAGTTACAACAGGATCTTTCACACCAATTGTTGCTTATTCAGTACAACCAATTGATTCTGCAAGAGGTGACTTTGAGGATGGATCTACAAAAACTCCAACATCATTAGCAGGTACAGGAGCACCAACTACAATTGCAATTCCTGAAATTAACGTAACATTAGCTTCTGAAGCAATTGTTGCTAAAACAAGAAAGTTAAAAGCACAATGGACTCCAGAGTTCGCACAAGATCTTAACGCTTACCATTCAATCGATGCTGAAGCTGAACTAACATCATTATTATCAGAGTATATCTCTATGGAGATTGACTTAGAGTTAATTGATATGTTAATCCAAGATGCAGCTACAACTGAAAGATGGTCAGCAGTTAACAACAAAGTATGGACTGGTACAGCTTGGTCACAAGCATCAGCTAACTCAGCATTCTATAATACTCAAGGACAATGGTTCCAAACAATTGGAACTAAAATCCAAAAAGTATCTAACAAAATTCACCAAAAAACATTAAGAGGTGGAGCTAACTTCTTAGTATGTTCTCCAACAGTAGCTACAATCCTTGAGTCAATTCCTGGATATGCAGCAGATACAAACGGAGATAAAATGGATTTTGCAATGGGAGTTCAAAAAGTAGGACAATTAAACTCAAGATTTAGAGTTTATAAAAACCCGTATATGTTAGAGAACGTAATCTTAATGGGTTATAGAGGATCTCAATTCCTTGAAACAGGAGCTGTTTATTCTCCATACATTCCATTAATGATGACTCCACTAGTGTATGATCCAGCGACATTTACTCCGAGAAAAGGAATTATGACAAGATACGCTAAGAAAATGATCAGGCCAGAATTTTATGGGAAAATTTTCGTATCAGACATTACTACAGTGTAATCGAAATATGATTAATAAACTAAAGAGGACTTCGGTCCTCTTTTTTTATGTAAAATAATTTCGGTAGAAGTAGTTTTACGGAAAAGTAGCCTATTTATATAAAAAGAAGCTTATGATAATATATTTATTTAGTTTTCCAAACGGAAAACATTATGTAGGTAGAACTAAAAATAGTTTTGAACAGAGATCAACAGAACATAAATCTAGAATAGGTAAGAAACATCATCCACTTTATCATGCATTTGAAAAGTATGGATGGGAAAACGTAAAAAAAGAAGTTATTGATACTGCAGAAAATCAAGATGAATTAATATTAAAAGAGCTTTTTTATATCAATAAATATAATTCATATAATAATGGTTATAACCTTACACTTAATACAGAAGTAGGAGGAGATAATTGGATAGGGAAAAAAGATACGGAAGAATTTAAAGAATGGAAAAAAAAAATTAGTTTAAAACTTATAGGAGAAAATAACATTATGTTTGGAACACAGCATACTGAAGTTTCTAAGGATAAAATGAAAGAAAAAGCAAAAGGAAGATTTTCTCTAGAATGGTTTCAACATAGAAACGGAATAGAAGAAGGAGAGAAACTATATAAAGCAAGATGCTTATCCTTAAAAAACCGGAAATATAAAGATATGAAAGATCCAGCTACCGGACAGTTTAGGAAGAAGGTATAATTTCGTATATTTATAGTAAACGATAACGTTACTAAATATGGGATCAAATCACCACACCGACTCGGTTTTTACACAAAAGAGAAAACCGAAGAATCCAATTAAGTTCCAACTACAACTTAATGAAGAACAAAAACAAGCAAAAGCACTTATTGTAGAAAATCCAGTAGTCGTTTTAAAAGGAATGGCAGGTTCTGGAAAAACATTAGTAGCAGTACAAGCAGCACTAGATATGTTATTTAACAAGGAAGTAGAAAAGATTATAATAACACGTCCTACTGTAGCTAAAGAAGAATTAGGTTTTTTACCAGGAGATATTAAAGAAAAAATGGATCCTTGGTTAGCACCAATATATCATAACTTATACATGCTATATGGTAAAGATAAAGTAGATAGAGAATTAGAACAAGGTAATATTGAAATTGTACCGTTTGCTTTTATGAGAGGTAGAACATTTTTAAATGCTTTTGTAATTGTAGATGAAGCTCAAAATGTTACTCATGATCAAATGGAAACAGTTTTGGGTAGATTAGGTAAAAATTCGAAAATGGTAATTTGTGGGGATTTAGCACAAATTGACCTTAAGATAAAAAAAGAAACAGGATTTTCTTTCCTATCAAGAATTGAAGAGCAAGTAAAAGGATTTAAAGTATTTGCATTACTAGCCAATCATAGACACGATATTGTAGCACCTATTTTAAAAGTATACCAGGACTTTAGAGATTGATATAAACTTACTATTTATAAATAAACTATAGTCAATGGCAACAGTATCAATATGGAATGGGAGTTCTACATTCTCACCAGGACAAACACCATTTGGATTTTACGATGCAGATACAGATTTTTCATCATCAGCAGACAAAGTAGCAAAATATTGTGCTATTAGACTGGGATATCCTTTAATGGATGTTGAATTACAGTCAGGATCTTTTTATGCATGTTTTGAAGAAGCTGTAACTACTTATGGAAATGAAGTATATCAAGCACAAGTAGTACAAAACTATCTAGCATTAGAAGGAGGTTCTACAGCAAATACACTAAACAATTCAGTAATTACTCCATCTATTCAAAATTCAATTAGAATTTCCGAAGCATATGGAACTGAAGCAGGAGTAGGAGGTAATGTAAGAATGTATTCTGGATCAATGATGTTAACTCCTGGTCAACAGGCATATGATTTAAAAAAATGGGCAATTGATCAAGGAATAACAGGGAGTATTGAAATTAGAAAGGTATTTTATGAAGCACCACCTGCTATATTAAGATACTTTGATCCATATGCAGGAACAGGAACAGGGATACAATCTCTTATGGATGCATTTGATTTTGGTTCATATTCTCCAGGAATAAACTTTATGTTAATGCCAATTTCTTTTGATATGTTAAAAATACAAGCAATTGAATTTAATGATCAAGTAAGAAAATCAGCATATTCTTTTGAAGTAATTGATAATGTTTTAAAATTATTTCCAGTACCAACTAGAAGTGGATTTATATGGTTTGAATATTATAAAGTAGCTGAAAAACAAGCATTAAGTGATAATGCAAACACAGGAGGAGGAGGTTCTGGAGCAAATAGTACACCGATTACAAATATCTCAAATGTACCTTATACAAATCCAACTTACTCACAAATAAATACACCAGGAAGAGAGTGGATTTATAGATATACTTTAGCTTTAGCAAAAGAACTTTTAGCATATATTAGAGGAAAATATACAACAGTACCTATTCCAAACTCGGAAGCTACATTAAATCAAGCAGATTTACTAACAGATGCTAGAACAGAAAAAACAGCCTTAATCGAAAAGTTAAGAGGGGATTTAGAAGCTACTTCAAGACAAGCACAACTGGAAAGAAAAGCAGCTGAAGTACAATCCTTAAGTAAAATATTAGTTGAAGTACCAATGGTAATATATGTAGGATAATGAAATTAAAAGATATATTAAAAGAAGCAAAAGAATTTAGCCTATATCAGGGATTAATGAGAGTTAGACATACAGAAGAAATAACCGCTTCACAAGTGGCTGATTTTATTAGAGCAATGCCAGGAGTTACAAGGGTAACTGCGATTGATTCTAATGAAGATACAAATATAGTAGTACTAAAAGTAAAAATACTTACTTCAAAACCAGCTCAAGGGGTATATGAAAAAGTAAGAAAAGATGCTTTTAGATTAGTACCTTATATTAAAAAAGTAGAAGTAGCTTCAAACACAATAGAACCAACAAGTAGATAATGATATTCGGTAGTCAAAGAGATTTTGGATTATTCACAGGAATTAATAGAGAACTTCTATCAAATATAGTAGAACAAGAAATTTTATTCTATAAAATGTCTTTAAGGTATACTACAGCAAATATTTATGGAGAAGGAACTGAAAAAGTATACTGGACTCCTATTAAGTATAACTGTTTAATTGATAGAGGGGATCAAAGATCAACTGTAGATGAATTAGGGGTAGATATTGTAAGAGATGTAAAATTTTATTTATTAAGACAGGATTTACTAGATACAAATGTTGAACCTGAGATAGGGGATGTTGTAATGTGGATGGAGAATTACTACGAAGTAGATAACATTACAGAGAACCAGTTATTCCTTGGAAAAGACAATGCTTATAGCTTAACTGATTATGGAAATAATTTCGGAGCATCAGTATCTTTAATACTAGAATGTCACTTAACTAGATCAAATAAAGTAGGAATTGTAAAAGATAGAATATGATAAAATTAATAGATCTTTTACAGGAAGAAAAGATAGAAAGAAGAAATCCTTTTCAAACAACAAAAACTGATATTAACCCTGAAACAGGTCAAATAACTTGGGATATTAGTTATGATGCTTTAACTAGGTTGAATAAAGCATTAGAGGAATTATCTCGTAGTTTTGACATAATGGCAAAAAGATATCCTCAAGATAATAAATTACAAAGATATGCAGAAGATTTTAAAAATTTTAAGAAAAAAATTAGAATGCATATAACTAAAAACTATAATAAATAATGGCAGTATCAAGAAAGCCTATACCAAAATCACAAGTAGAATTGTCTCAAGAGACAATCACACCATATTTGAATAATGGTAAAGCTCCTGTACCTGCAAATAAAAGAAGAGAAAATCAAAGAACAAGAAAAAATGATGATGTAAAAGATTTCTCAGTTGGATTACAAGATATAGATTCAGCAATTATTTATTATTTTCAAAATGTAATTAAACCATCGGTACAGCAAAACGGAACAAGAATACCAGTTCCTTTTATATATGGTTCACCAGAAAGATGGGCATCAATTCAAAAAGATGGATATTACAGAGATAAAGATGGTAAAATGCAAGCACCACTTATTATGTTTAAAAGAGATTCTGTTGAAAAAAATAGATCTCTGGGTAATAAAATGGATGCAAATAATCCAATTCATTACGGTGTTTTTGAAAAAAAATATTCAAATAAAAACATATACGATGCTTTTGGAATATTAACAAATAGAATTCCAGTAAGAGAATTTTACGGAGTAATAATACCAGATTATGTAAATTTAGTATACTCTTGTACAATTTTTACAGAGTATGTAGAACAAATGAATAAGATAGTTGAATCAATTAATTTTGCTTCTGATTCATATTGGGGAGATCCTGAAAGATTCAAATTTAGAGCAGCAATTGATAATTATACAACAACAACAGAACTTGTAGAAGGAAATGATAGAATTGTAAAAACTACCTTTCAAATTAAAATGGCAGGATATGTAGTATCGGATTCAATAAATACTTCTGTAGCTAACCCAAGAAAATATTTCTCAAAAGCAGCTGTTAGTTTTAAATTAGAAACAGTAGGAAGTACAGAAATTCTTAATGCAGCATCAAGAAGTCCATTAAATCAAGCACCAACTAGATTTTACGATACTGCTCTTACAGTAGCACAAGGAGGAACTGCAGGAATGACACAAGAACAAATAGCGTTTGTAGGAACAGTTAGTACAGCTACAGCAGATATAATATCTGATCCAATAGCAACTTTTACAAATAAAACAGTATTAACACCTCCAGCAGGATTTTCTGCATTACAGCAAAGTGATTTTCAAGTTTATATAAATGGAGTTA